CCAGGGATCAGAGCATCCCTTAATGGCTTACTTACTAGAACGTTTCGCATACGCTCTAGCAGACTGGACTACCATGTTGGACTACGCCTTAGAGCATGTCCATGACCCCCATCAAAAGAAGGACCTGCGTGTCCAAGCACTACAGGAAGTGCTAGATGAAGGTCGGTCCGCTGGTATAGTCTGGACTGAGGCACACCGCATAGCTTACAAGATAAAGAAAGCTGAAACCGCCAAGCCAAACAAACCACCTCGCTGCATAGGCGATTTAGGAGTGCCCGCGTCACTCCAGGGAGCCTTTATTACCAAGCTTCTCAAAAACGCGCTAGAGGATCGTCCTTTCAGATCCGCCAACCTCACCAGCACGTTTTGTGCTACACCCACCCCACGCAAACTCCAAGAGGTCTTCGACCGCATGACCAACCCATCGAGTTTTTACACCTTCGACTATTTTTCTGACGATTCATGCTTGACATGGACGCACGAAGGTGCCCTACAATGGGCCAACATCGATATCGCTAAATGCGACGCGTCACACGTCTCCGCCCTCTTCGAGCTGTTGTACATATGCACCCCACCACACGCCCAACTGTGCATGAGATCTCTCATTCAGCAGTGCTCAGGCACCATCACCATCAAACACCCAGGCAAGAAGGGCACGTACGCATACCGGAAGGAGTGTTTAGTACTCCAACCAGTAGAAGTCGACGGAAAGACGCCCATCTACCCTCCTGTCAGGGTCCACACTCACCACCCTCATCAACAACGTTGCCAACATGTTGATTGCCCACTCCATCAGTACGTCCCACGCCACCACCGCTAGGGACATCGAGATCGCCGCACGCGAAACCGGGTACTGTGTCACAGTTGAGCAATGTGACAGGTTCGAGAAAGTACAGTTCTTGAAGCACTCTCCAGTCCTTGACGTAGAAGGTTTCTACAAGCCGTTGTTGAACCTCGGTGTCATTCTCAGACTGACAGGTCGCTGTAAGCGAGACCTTCCAGCTTCAAAAGGACAAAGCATCGAGCACCGTGCCAGGCAATTCCAGCAGGGACTGTTGCGAGGATCCATGCCTCGCGTGAACCACCCTCTCGCCTCCGCCATGCGTTCAGCTGCTGGCCTCGAGCCCATCACCACCGACAAGCACAAACCACTCACTGATCCCAAGATCCTCGACCAACTTGGTTACACGTACCAACACGAGGGAGACAGCGACATCCACACGTTCGACGAAGAGATCTTCGAGCGCTACAGGAACTCTACCGATCCGGAAGCAGGAATCACGGACCACGAGATCGCTGAACTCATCGAACTCTACGCACACGCCGGCACCGGAGACATGGTATCCTGCGCAGCCGCAGACAAGATACTCCACCTCGATTACGGACTGAGGTGTCCAAACGGGATCGCATCCACTTAGGCCCTTACGGCAAGCCACCCCTCACACACAACAGATGAAAG